TTATTGAGAATGAGAATCATTATCACCTTATGTGTGAGTTTCCTGACCCATATTTGTGTGAGGAAATGCTCATTTGAGAATGAGAATCATTATCAAAAAATATCCTTAAACCGACCTGTTTCCGGTACAGACATAAACCGAACCCTTGCAAGAACTGAGGGGTATAAACCGGAACCTCGCAAGAACCGACCCCTTGCAAGAACTTAGCGCAAAATTCGTCTTTGGAAACGTTGCACAAACTCTTTTGTAATTGTCTGTTCTGAGATGTCAAAGAATTTAAACCGACCTGTATAAGTCGGGATCCTGCCTTCAGTCATAACGCGATAAAAACGTTGCTGCTTGCCTCTTACTTCAGCTTTGTAGATGCCTGGCTTGCTTGGGTAGGTAAAACGGTTTCTAAAAAATGGATGATCCAGAGCTTCACGATCAAGATAAAAATAATTGCTAGCAGAATTAAAAGGGACAGCTCCAGCTTCAAGAAAGTCAGCAGAGCTTTTGCCACCTTTTAATGCGCTGAGGATTTGTGTGTACTGGCCTTGGCTCATGTTGCCATAACGATTAATTCTGACCTTTGAATTTTGTCTAAGCACTGGCGTCATCTGTGTGCCACGCTGTTTGGCCTGCGTTTGCCTGCCATCAATCTGAGTCACGACAGTGTTTAGCAACGCACGAGAAAACCGCGTTTGATACGCAGGGCCTCCTCTGATCTGTGGGTTGAGGTAGCGGCTGGGAGCGTTGCCTTTTGGGCCGTCATCACGAACAAAAGCACGACCTACAACTTGCTTTTCTTTAATCTCCGCTTTGTCGTAAAGAAAGCTGTTTGTGGTAAATGGGACAGGCCTGTCAAATACTCTGTTTGCTTCATCCTGCAAACGCTTGCGATTAGCAAACAAAGCTTCGTTTAAAGACGCTCTGCTGGTCTCAGGGATCTGCACCTTCACCAGCTCGTTTAACGGGCCGATTAGTTTCTGAGGATCAAAGGTGATCGTTGCCATCGGGACCGTGCGCCTTCAACCAATACGAGGTTAAGCGAATTATCTTCTCCTGTACAAGATGGTGTGAACTAACCATCGACCTGAACTCGCCGACGGTGACCATCAGGCTGCCATCTTCCAGGGAACGGATCTTGGCTACGGGCGTAAGCCTGTTTGAGTCGTTGTTCATAGCGAAGGAAAGCGCGGAGTTCGTTTTGATGTTGCTGTGCTCTGAGTTGTTCGTCCATGTTTGATGTCGGGGGTTTGATCAGACGCAAATAGGCACCACCCTAATTTTGCGTCTGCCTTGCTTTTCCTGCCTCGTTAGGTGTTGTATGGCTTTCAGCTGCCCGTAACAGCATCAGGCTCCCCGACAGAAATTAATCGTCGTCTACCAATTGAACAGTGAACGTAAAGCCAGCCTTAATGGCGTCGTTCTTAAATTCCTGTAGCTCATCCTCTCCGTAGACGGTTTCATACCAAGTCAGCTCATCGTCGAGGAATGCCTCGCAGTAATAAGCCTGAACTTTGTCTAAGAAACGTTCAAGTAAGCCTGACGCGTCAATGGCGTCTTGAGCCCGCTCCCACTTTTCGTAGAGCGCAAGGCTGAGATGATGAAAATCCATGGGTGTTAACAAAAGAACCGAGCGATCTCCGCCCGGTGAACACAACATACATGCTGTGGCATGCCCGGTCAAGCTTTTTCATTCAACGCGCAAATCACAGTGCAGATCAATGGCTCCAACTGCTTGCTTGGAATGTCATAGCGGCGGTTAACAGCAGCAATGGCACGATCAATCGAAGCACGGCCTTTTGAGTAGTGCTTTTGCTTGATCTCAGGGACAGGGGCAGGCTGATTGGCTTCGCTCAGCACACGAGCCCTAAGCAGCTCTTGACGCGGAATGCCACGTTGTATCGCTTGCGTGTTCAAGGAGTCGCGTTCTTGCTCTGTAACGCGAACGTCAATTCGGACAGGATAAGCGCGGTTGCAATCAGGCATCAGAAATCAAAGGGAACAGTGGATTGAACCTCGATTGGCTCAGGTTGACAAGGACGAACATCTAAACCCAAGCGCAAATTGCTGATCGTCACCATGGGATTACCAAGGCGTTCAACAGAGATGCTGTTTGGGTCAGATCCGTTGCGAACGATAAAGCCACTGGCCCATTCGTCACCCCTGCGAATCTCGACTTGTGTCTTTGGATCTATTGCTTCAGAGCTTGGATCTTTTGCATCAGAAAGTAGTACGGCTGTTCCCCCCTGAGTGTTTAATCTTTTGGATATTAAGGATCTTTTGCCCAAAAGATCCAAAGATCCATTAGATCCAGCTTCTGAGCCCCCCAGGGACCACTCCATTGCAGCAGGACTCGCCATCCAAAAGATCCTAGGTCTTGAGCCTGTTTCTTCTGTCCTAACTGGCACAGCCAAACCCTTCGCTTTGAGCGATCGCAGCTCACGCGAAACATGGCCCTTCTGCTTGTCCAGCTCCGTAGCCAACTCCTCCGGAGACACATCCGCGTTAAGTCCCGTCCTTAGCGTCAAATAATCAAAGACCGATGCGCGTACCCCGCCCAGCTCCATGATGCGTTGACCAGCCCGTTCGACCTTCTGGGCTTCCTCAAGCCCGTCAAGATAAGTCCAACCACCTTCTGGCATGTACTGGCCCATGACGCCGCCAGACTCATTAGCGCCGCGACCCTTACCAGCAAAACCGACGCGCTTGTCGATGCGAGCTAAACCGTCTTCCTCTTGTGCAACCCAGCGCATCAAAACGCCCCAGCTGAACACCGAGCTGATTGAACTGCTGCCTCGGCACTCTGTGATCCAATCCCAAGTCGTCGGACGTTTTACGGAGTGATGGATAACAACTAATGTGGCCCCAGTTTTGCGTAACTGGCTGATCGCATTACGAATCGGCTGTGCATAACGCGAGGTGTTTTCTTCAATACCCGTTGGCTCCATCATTGAACTCAACGAGTCAATGATTACAAGCGGGAATTGATGCTTCTCAATCTCTTCACGCATCCGACGAATGCCGTCTTTGGTGAAGTTGTACTGCTCGCCAGTTTCCATGCTGCAGAAGAAATCAACCGAATCAGCTTTCAGTGTTTGGTCTTCTGCAACCAAGCTTTCACGATGCAATAGATGTAGCCAATCACCCTCGCTTTGGTCTGTGCCAAATACAAGTACAGGCATCCTCTCGTTTGGGACAGATAGATCTCTACCTAAGAACTGCGGGATGCGATCGCGCAATGCTGCAATTAAACCGGTGGAGAACGATGACTTGCCAACCTTTGGCTGACCAATAATTACGTTGGATTCTCCAAGCTTGACCATTCCGTCGAGCAAGAACACAGACTCAGTGGCCTGTAACTGTTGGCCTGCTCTGTAAACAGTGCCTTTATGAAGTCGGCGTTCTGCAGCGTCAAGATATGCCTTGAGTTCTGGATCGCGAGCGTCGTCGTCCACGCCTAGCTCGAAAGCCTTGTTTCGCATCAGGGGCATCCAATCCCGTTCCCTCTCCTCCTGGATCACCTTTTCGGCGTGAAGGGCTAGGCCGGTCAGTGCTTCCTGTAATGGCGGCTTGTTCGTTAAGGGTTTTTCTGTAAAAGGCATCTTTAGCCAGTGAAGGTGAAAAGTAGTTTTCGTCGTTGTAAACGCCAAGGCGTCGCAGCTCACGAAAGGCCGTGAGTTCGTCGCTGGATTCGTAGGGGTGCTTTATGTCCCATGCATCTAACGCAGCATCTGAGCGTTCTTTTTGCATAACGCTGTATTTGCCGCACATTGCCTCATCCTCGTCGTATTCCGAGGGAAGCGAATATGGCACCCACTGCAGAAGGTCAAAGGCTCGTTCTTCTGCCTTGAGATCAGTCACGAGACAAGGGCTCAGGCTCTGATGCGATGGCCTTTTGAAGCAATAGGTTGACCCAGCCTGTGCGGCTCACACCTATAGGACGCTTGGCGTCAACTGCAGCAAGAACTCGCGGGTCTAGCCTGACGTGGCTCCCTGCGATTGGTTCTATATCGGGCATGGTTTAGGGTTGCTTTGCTGGCAAATCATGCCCATACTGCCCACAGATTGCAACCCCCAATGCTTGAGCCGATACCTGGCCTTCAATTTTTTGAAGAGCAGCACAGATATATGCACAACGGAGAATGGCTGGCCCACAACGTTTCAGACATTGTGGACATGGACATGACCCCGTTTAAGCGGAGCATGATTGCCAAATACAAAGACGGTGAGGATGGCTGGGCTATCCGCGGAAAAACGATTCATGATTACGCCGAGGCATGGCTAAACGGCAATGAAGTTGAAGTCCCGGAAAAGTGGAAAGATTGGATTGAGGCGCTACGTGGCGAAAAGTTTTTTAAAGGCGCTGAGACACTGGCGACGGAATATCGTGTAGTTGATGAAGCCAAGAGCTGCGCTGGCTCGCTGGACTTTTTGCTCCGCAAGAACGGGACGATTTATGTTGGCGACCTTAAAACTGTCAGCAGCAAGAAAGCTGTGTCTGGTCGCAAGTTTTGTGATGTGCAGCTAGGGGCCTACGCCAGCATGTTGGCTTGCCAAGGGGTTTACGCAGAAATGGCCGTGATGGTTGTCGTCGGCCCGGAGAAAGTTAAGGTGATCGAGCAAAGCGTAGGTAATTGCCTTGAGGCGTGGTCAGAAGCCTGGGGCAAGTTCCAACTACTACAACCACAGTTTTAGCATGATGAAATGCCCTAAATGCGGATCGTTTCGCGTGCATGTTGTGACGACAAAAAGAACAGTTGAAGGCCCATACGAATTAGTTCGTCGTCGTCATTGCATCAGTTGCGAACATCGTTGGTACACAGCACAGGTTCCAGAGGTAGAAATCCCGTCTAGTGCGATGACTTGGGTTGGCGATGAAATCAAATTGCACCTGCACCCGTTGTTTGATTGACAGGTATGCCCAGGTATGCCATGCTTCGCTTGGGTTCGCCCCTCCTCTTCTTTTTCTCTATGAGGCCCTCAAGTGAGCAACATTCTTCAAGATCTTCACGATTCCGAGCTTTCATACGCTGATTGCGCCCACAAAGCATTTATTGTTGAAGTAGGGCCAGAGCTAGCCCAAAAGCTACTTGACTTAAATTTTGATCAAAACCGAAAACTTTCACAACAGTACGTTGAGCGCATGTCAGCTGACATGAAAAGCGGCCAGTGGGGTCTTTCAAACGACGCCATTGTGGTTAGCGATTGTTTGCAAGTTGGCAACGCTCAGCACCGGCTAAATGCAGTCATTCGATCTAAAACAGCGCAAAAATTTATCGTTCTTTTTGGCAGCCCAAAAGAAGCTTTCCAGAAATTTGATACTGGGAAAAAACGCACAATGGAGCAACGAATTACGATTTCAGGCATTGAAATAAGCATGAAAGAATGCTGCATTATTCGCCACGCAATGAATGATTATGAGAATCCAAGTGTTGGAACCGTACAATTTGGATACCCTCGTCACGATAGTTTAGTCGCGCAAACTTACAAAAAGCACAAGCATTTTTTAAATATTGTTGGTGCTACTAAACCGGCGGGTTCTGCATTTATTTACGCAGGCGCTCTTAAGCTTTACGCGGAAATGATGCATTACAACAATGCTTTACTGCCTCACAGCCATACTCCCCATGCACGGGCTCAATTATTTATAGATCTTTGCTTGCATGGTTACAGCACTTTTGACATTCCGTCAGGCCCAACAGAAGTTGCAGCTTTAAAGCTAAGAAACACAATTGCTAGGAAAAAAGAAGACTTGAAAGGGCAGTACTGGAGTCAAAAATACGATTGGCGCGTTACAATGACTGCTGCTTACAAGTTTATGCTCGGCGAAAAAGTGGTAAACTTGGTTCCGTATAAAACAGATCCTTTCCATACCTTTTTGAAAATGCCAACCACTAATCCTGAATATTTTGAATATTATTCCAGCTAAAACTATTACGTTCTCAGTGCTTGGCACTCCAGTGCCGCAAGGGTCTGTGCGTGCTTACCAAAGCCGAGTTATTGCCAATAACTCCGAGGCTTTAGCCTCTTGGCGTAATGACATTGCAGTCACTGCCCAGCGCCATAAGCCTGCAGATTGGGACACTAAAGCTCCGGTTGAGCTGAAATGTGTCTTTCTTTTTCCTCGCCCCTTATATCACTTTGGGACAGGAAAAAACAGCACAAAGCTCAAGCTATCTGCTCCTAAGCATCACGTCACAACCCCTGATCTTGACAAGCTTCTTAGATCGGTAAGTGATTCTATAGGTGACGCTGTGGCTCGCGTGCTGCTCCATAACGACTCGCAAATCTGTTCAATCTATGCAACCAAACGCTATGCAACCGATGACTTCCTTGGAGTCCACATCACCGTTACAGCCTTTAGTTGAGGCCCTTGTCAATTTTCACAAAACCGTTCCAGCAATTAACAAAACAGCAACCGCCCAATATGGCAAGTTTGCTGATTTAGCTACGGTCCTTTCAACTGTTACTCCGCATCTAATCAAAAACGGGTTGGCTGTCTCTCAAGGTTTTGAGCCAAGCAGCCATGACAACAACCCTGTGCTTGTCACACAGTTGCTCCATGTCAGCGGTGGTCAACTCGTCAGCCGTTTGCCCATGGTCGTCGGTGGTCGAGGGAAGAATCCATTGCACGACTTTGGTGGCAGCGTTTCTTATTCCCGGAGATATAGCCTATTAGCAATCCTCGGCCTTACGGCTGACATGGATGTTGATGGAGATTTTGCTGATCTTGCAGAACCTGCACCTGCCAAGCCTGCGGCAAAAATTGAAGGCGTTGCCGACAAGGATCAGCCACTGTCAAAAGAAGATCGTGAATTGTGCCTTGGCTTGATCCAAGAACTGTCTGCTGAAAACCTTGCTCGGTTTTGTAAAGACTTTCGACGGGACTTTGGTCTCGCCAGTGATGCCAAAATCGCACCGGTTTTAACTGGGGTCAAGCATCAAAATTGGATGAACGAAAATCTTAAGAACTATGTCTAAAGAAAAAACACCAGAACAAAAGCGTGACGCAAAACGCCGTCACCTTCATTTTCAAGTGCGGCTTGACCCACTGTTAGCCGCCAACCTGCAGCATTACGCCGATGCCAATCACAACGGCGTACCTAATGCAGCAATCAAAACCATCCTTTCCCAATTCTTTAAAGGTATCGATCACAATGGCTGATTTCGTCCCCGCACTCACCCACCAAATCAAATGGTCTGTTGGTGAAAACCGTTTTGACACAGAAGGCAAGCAACCAAAACAGTTGTCCTTGTTCGTCACTAAGCAGTCAATTCTTGAGCTTGCGCTTTACTTGCAAAAACTGGCTGGCGAATCTGATCGGGTCAAGCCTGGCAAGGTCTGGGACTTTGCCAAAAAGGAAGAGGTTGATGTCGAAGGGTTTTACATCAACGGCAAAGGCCAGACTGGTCAATACGGCGATTTTGGCTCGATCAACCTGCAACAGATCCCAAGCAAGACCAACGTTGATTTCTGATTAACTCAAGGGCACGGCTAACCACCGTGCCTATTCTTTTGACATGAAGCCAATCATCGAACGAGTCGAAAAAGACGGGAAACTGGTTTGGCGAATAGAAGCGGCTGGCGTCGTTCGCTACCACGAACAGGACTGGCAAGCGGAATGGCTTTACAGCTATTTGACACGCCTCTATAACTGCGATGAGACCAATCCTCAGCAATTGAGTCATGGCCCCAGTCAACATGAATTGGACGACACGGCCTCAGGATCAAATTGACGCCGCCAAAGCACGGGTTAGAGACACCCTCCACCAATCCAATCCAAAACTAACTGCACTCGAAAAAGCTTTTAGAGAATCTGCTCTACGCCAGAAAAGGCACTATCCATTAAAGCAATGTGGCTAACAGCTTGTTTTAGCAATTTGCTTTGATGCCAGTGCTGGCGTGCCATTGCCACGCAAAGTTGTGACAACACATCTATGTTCTCGCAATCTTCGATCTCCCTTACGCTCCGTTCCAACGACAGCTCCTCTTCTAACGTCTGCTCGACGATCATCCAACTGAATTGATCGTAAGGCTCGCTTTTCGGAAGCATAGGGTTCCTCCGTCTTAAAACGTATGTAATCACCTATAGCGGGAAATAACCAGTCCTGCACTGGCAAGCAAGCTTCCCAATTCACAGGCTGAACACAGTTCATTACGACTGTTGTCCAAAACGCACTGATATAGCCCCAGTTCATCGGTCAACAAATATGGCCCAGCCGCTTGCTTCACCCTCGATTAAAAATCGTTGGTAGAAAGCAGGACGCGACATCCTGATCAACTCGCCTGACTTTGTGGTGTCATGGCCGCCATGCTCCATATCTGGCTTGCCCATAGGGTCCATGGCAATGAAATCGTCCTTGTCATACCCAATGATCACGCTCCAATGGCCACAGCCTTCGCTGTTGCACACTGCTGGATTGCCTTTGGTGAAATCACCTCTGTGAAGCCAGCCAACCATAATCGGCCTGCCAGCATCAATCTCAATCTCAATGTCCTCCACTCTTACGTTTTGACGAAACTCGGCATCTAATCCAAGCGATCTCAACGCAGAAACTTGAGCATGAACCTCTGTAGTGTCGCCGTGCTTTCGACGCACTTTTCTGTAAGCGTCTTGGCTTTGAACGACTCGGTGAAACGCACTGATCATTGCCGCCGACGCATCAAAGCATTCCCGGTAGCCGTAACCAGTAAGGCTATCTAGTTGGTTGTAATACGGGACGCCGTAAACCTCTTGGTGGATACCGCTTGTCTTCCACATCTCAAACCATTCAGCCTCTTCGTTTAGCAAATCTTGGTCAATGGACTTTTCCAGCTCCGCAATCGCAGCCAATTGATGGGGATCGCCTTTTTTAAAGAACTGAAAGAAAGGGAGGAGTGACAAGCCCACAACTATTACGATCCAAACCCACATCTACTTTTCAACGCGAGCCTCTGGGAAGAGTAGGTCTTGGACATACTTGCAAGCCACATCGTCCAACTGGTTGTCAGTTTGCTCGCTGATCTTGATCAAACAGTCCAACAGCAACTGTTTTACGGCTTTTGATTTGATGAAGCTAAACAGAATTGGCTTTAGAAGTAAAACCATGGAATCACTGTGTGTGCCGGAAGTCTAAGTCCGATTTGCGTGGCCTTCCAGTCGTGCCACATTCTGTTCCAGGTCTGAGATTCGAGCGAATAGCTCTTGATCCCTTACGCGCAAGTCGGCATGGAGAACATCCATTCTTGACGCTAAATTATCGACAGCTGAGGTCAACCGCACCAAAGAATCCCTGCCGCTTTGACTTTCGCGGTTTGCTCCACGAACGCCAGAAGCAGCCACGCCTATTGACGCTCCAGCAACAGCAGCCCAAATTTCAACCACCATTCGACCTATAGCGTTGCTTCATCATGGCAGAAGAACAGGTTAAGCAAGACCAAGAGCAAGACAACTCACGTTTAGGTGATGTAGTCAAAGTCGTGCTGCTTGGCTGGGCAATGGCAATTCTGACGGCAAATTACTTGGGTGTCTTTAAGCAATCGCTGGACCCAACCTACCCGGCTTCCATTCTTTCTGGTACGGCTGCTTCTTTTGGCCTAGCTGTTGGCGGCAATAAGAAGAAAAAAGAAGAACCTACAATCAAGGCAGAAACCACTACATCTAAGCCCAAATGAGACGTTTTCTTTTTGTATCGTGCCTAACATTTCTTGCGGTGAGTCCTGCTTCGGCGGATATTACGCACGCTATTAAATCCTCAATCTCGCTAACTGTTGATGGAGCAGCATCCCAAGCAATCAGGCAACCTTCTTCAATGGCAGTACAAGGCTCTAACGTTACTTTGGGTACTCCTCCTGTGCTGGGGACACTTACTTCCGGGACTGCTCTTGGCTACACTCCTGGTGCTTACAGTATTACTACTGCTGGCGACAGCTTTTCGTATTCAGAGTCGTACCTAGAAGGTGATGACGTTCCAACCGTACTTTCAACAACTGTTACTTCTGGCGTAGTCCCAGCACTGCCAATTTTCTCTAATACAACGACCACTTCAGGTGGAGTTGCAGGCACTTTGGCTGGCACCTTGGCGACAGATGGTGCGATGACAATTACAGCCGGCGGAGCTGGTACGACTGCAATTCTCCAACTCGTTCAGGAGCTGACAATTAAATAATGCGAGTCTTATTGCTTGTTCTATATGCAGCGTTTGACCTGTTAGCAACTGCCGCTCCAGTAGCAGCAATTCCTGTGGTGCCAAACTTTCAACAAGGCGTGTTGTCTTCCACGACACGCACCAAAACAAAGGTAAACGAGGTCATCAACTCTTATGAGTACAGAACAGGCTATGAGTACAGCGCAAGCGGAACAAACATTGCTCCTGTTGGTGGCGCGATTGCTCCGGCTAGTCTGACCACAACAACAAACACTCTCAATGGTGTTTCTAGTCGTTGGACTGGTCTTGACCCTGCTAGCAAACCTGTTTGGAACATCGTCAAAGAAGGCGCTAGTTTTCAGATGGTTGAAACTTTGGCTGGGCCAGGGCTTACAAATCACACCATCATCAACAGAGAAACAGACATCGAATCTTTAACTGAGACGACAAGCACCTTTAGCCAATGAAGCGAGTTATTGCAGCCCTTTTGCTTGTTGCTGGGCCTGTAAACGCTCAAGTCTCAAGCACTGCCGCTCCAGTTGCAAACAGCTCTGGATCAGTTACGAACCAAGCAGTTCAGGTAGTGCCAAGCAAGCAATTCACAAACACCTACGGCGGTGGAATTAGCTGCCAAGGTGCAACGCTAAACATCAACCCGTTTATCAGTTCAACAACAGGCTGGGCAGACCCTTACGAAAGTCATTACAGCGAACCTGTTTATGACACGATTGATGTTGTTGGTGCGTTTGACCCTGAAGGCAATCCCGTTCCAGATGGCAGGCCAGATAATCCAGGCGATATTCTTTTTTATAAACCAATACGGACAGGACAGAAAACCAACTTCTCGATTAACGGCGGCATCACTGCCACGATTTCGATACCGCTGGATCGTCATCACGTTAGAACTTGTCGAAAAGCAGCCGAAAAACAGGTGGCACTTTTAGATGCAGCACTTGCAGACAAAAGACTCAACTACGAAATCGCAAGGCTTAAAAACTGTGCAAACCTCATGAAGGAAGGCGTGATTTTCCACCCCAAGTCGCCT